AATCACTTGATCACGATGAAGAGAAGTTTAATCAAGAATACTGTTGCGAATTCCTTGGTTCTTCTGGAACTTTAATTTCAGGTAGTAAATTAAAACAATTATATCCAGAAAAATGTATTGCACAAAGTGAAGGATTTATACAATATGAAAAACCAATACGAGATCATCAATATGTAATTACTGCTGATGTAGCACGTGGAAAAGGCCTAGATTATTCTACCATAAATATAATAGATATAACAGAAATGCCTTATAGACAAGTTGCAATATTTAGAGACAATTTTATTGGACCTATTGACTTTTCTGGCGTATTACATAGAGCTGGTATTCTATATAACACTGCAGGAATTTTAATAGAAATTAATGACATCGGCGGACAAGTTGCTGATGTATTACTATTAGATCATGGTTATGAAAACCTACTTTATACTTCAAATTCAGGAAGAAGTGGAAAAGTATTAACTGGTGGGTTTGGAAAAAATATAGATAATGGTATAAGAACAACAAAATTAGTTAAAGGTACTGGATGTTCAATGCTTAAAATGTTAATTGAACAGGATCAGCTTTTAATAAAAGATTTAGATACAATTGAAGAGTTAAGCCGTTTTTCAAAAAAAGGCAACTCATATGAAGCAGAATCTGGATTTCACGATGATTTAGTAATGAATCTAGTACTGTTTGCATGGATGACTGAGCAGGAATATTTTAAAGATATGACTGACATAAATACATTAATAAAACTAAGAGAAAAAACTGATGAGCAAATTGAAGAAGAAATGTTGCCTTTTGGCTTCGTTGATGACGGTTCACAAGACTGGGATGATGACGGATTAAGATTATAATGGTTGTAATTAATAAGCAAATCGGTAAATTTATAAATAGAAACAGTGATATAATTAAAAACGCGTTTCTAATATTTAATAAAGGAGAAAAACATGGCTTTTTCCGTAAGTCCTTCAGTAATTGTTCGTGAAGTAGACGCAAGCCAATCAGTACCTGCTGTTGCAACACCACCTGCTGCAATTGCTGGAGTATTTAGATGGGGCCCTACAAACGATCCAATTCTTATTACATCGGAAAATGATTTAGTAGATAGATTTGGTAAACCAACCGATGATAACTATGAAACATTTTTCACGGCGGCAGATTATCTGTCATATTCTAATGCTTTGTACGTAGTTCGTGCAGATGATAGCTCCAATACAGCTACTGCAACAAATATTGTTTACGATTCTAATAATAACATTGTTGTTGCTGACACAACATATGGTGGATTTGAAGCTAAATATCCTGGATCTTTAGGTAATTCACTTGAAGTTGCATGGGTTGATTCATCAGGATACTCAACAGAGTGGTTTGATGTTGGTGGTGTAGATGCAAATGCAGTATCAAATACTCAAGCAGAACAAACAGTAGATTTTGGCTCAACATCAGTAAGCTTTGAAACAGCAAACACGGTTCAATTACCAGCTCTTGGTATTGGAGATGTATTAAAGATTGGTAATTCAAGTGTTGGATATCAAGAATTAGTTGTTTCTGCTTATACAGAAACAGAACAAGAAAGAACATATGGTTCAGGTAATACAGCAGTTACTGTAGTAGAATCATACAAATACGATATTTCTTTCTCAAACAAATATACATTAGCTGAAAGTGATTTAAGTAAATTATCAGTATCAAGAAATTGGCAATATGCTTCATCATTTGGTAAAGCGCCAGATGCAGATCATTTACACATTGCTGTAATTGATAAAGGTGGAGAAATTTCTGGAACAGAAGGTCAAATTCTCGAAAAATTTGAAAATGTTTCAACAGCCGCTGCAGCAGTTACACCACAAGGTGCATCTAATTACTTTGCTAACGTAGTAGAAAATAGATCAGAGTGGATTAAAAATGCAAATACTGCTCATGTAATTTCTACAGTTACCGACCAAACAGCTTCAACTGTTTATGAAAACTTTGTCGGTGGTGCAGATGCTAGTACTGAAACAACAGCAACATTAAGTACACTTGCATTTGCTTGGGATACACTTAAAAATGGAAATGAAATTGATATTTCTGGTGTATTACAAGGTAAAGGTGATAATGATGGTATTAGAGCAAACTATATTGTAGCAAATATTTGTGATACAAGAAAAGATTGTGTTGCTTATATCTCACCTTCTAAAGAAGCAGTTGTAGATGAACTTAAAACTAACGCTAAGATGGAAAATGCTATTGCATACCGTAATAAGATTCAAAATTCATCTTATTGGTTTATGGATTCAGGTTATAAGTATCGTTATGATAAGTATAATGATGTTTATCGTTACACACCACTAAATGGTGATATGGCGGGTCTTGCTTCAAGAGTTGAATCTTGGGAATCACCTGCTGGATTTAGAAAAGGTGTAATTAAAAATGTTATTAAATTAGCATTTAATCCTGGAAAAGCACAAAGAGATTTACTATACGGCTCAGATATTAATCCAGTTATGTCTCAAGTAGGACAAGGTATTGTACTATTTGGTGATAAAACAGGTCTTGGTACTACAAGCGCATTTGACAGACTTAACGTTCGTAGATTGTTTATTGACGTTGAAAAAGCAATTGCTACTGCAGCTGAAAGTTTCCTATTTGAATTTAACGATGAATTTACACAAAGTCGATTCAGAAATATCGTTGAGCCATTCTTAAGAGATATTCAAGGACGTCGTGGTATTATTGATTTTAGAGTTGTTTCTGACTCTACAGTTAATACTCCAGAAGTTATTGATGCTAATAAGTTTAGAGCAAGTATCTTTATTAAGCCAGCTCGTTCTATTAATGTTATTGAACTTACGTTTGTGGCAACAAGAACCGGTGTTGAATTTGATGAAATCGTAGGTCAGTTAGGTTAATAAATAGAGTAAAGGAGAAAATAAAATGGCATTCAATATTAACCAATTTAAATCAGAGCTACAATATGGTGGTGCTCGTCCTACACTCTTTCAGTGTGAAATTACTAATCCTCCTGGTATAAACTTAGGTAATGGAGTAGAAAAATTTCCATTTATGGCAAGAGCAGCTGGTATTCCAGAATCTCAGGTTGGCCAATATATAGTTCCTTATTTCGGTAGACAAGTAAAATATGCTGGTGACAGAATTTTTGCAGATTGGACAGTAACAATTATCAATGATGAAGATTTCGCTGTTCGTAATTCTATTGAAAAATGGCTAGATTTTATCAATTCGCATGATTCGAATACAAGAGCTCTTCCACAAAACTATAAAACTGATGGTATTATTAAACAATATGCTAAAGGCGGAGATCAACCAATTCGAGTTTATCGCTTTGAAGGTATGTTCCCAATTGCAGCAGACGCTATTCAAATGGGTTGGGATCAAGTCGATCAAATTGAAGAGTTTAATGTTACATTCCAGTATGATTTATGGAGAGTTGAAGGCAACGAATCAGACATAACTACATAATTTTTTTATATAATGAGGTCTTGAAATGAAGATTTTCGGTTTCGAAATAAAGCGTGATGCAGAAGAGACTAACCAAGAAATAGTTTCTTTTGCAGAACCAATAAATGATGATGGTGCTATTACGGTAGGTAATGCGCTGGGTGGATTTTACAGTACTATTCTCGATATGGAAGGTACTGCTAAAACAGAATCCGAGTTAGTAACAAAATATCGTTCTTTAAGTCATCAACCAGAGGTATCACAAGCGGTTGATGAAATTATCAATGAAGCAATAAGCGTTGACAACGACGAGAAAGTTGTTGAGCTTGTTCTAGACGATACAGATTTACCAGATAAAGTAAAAGAAAAACTTGTTGACGAGTTTGAAGATGTATTAAGATTATTTGATTTTTCAAATAAAGCATATGACATGTTTGGTAATTTCTATATTGATGGTAGAATTAACTATCATGTTATTATTGATAATAAGAAATTAAAAGATGGAATCCAAGAATTAAGATATGTAGATCCGCGAAAACTTAAATTAGTTCGTGAGATTGATAAGAAATCTAAAGATCCACATTCAGGAGTTCCAGTTAAAAAAGTAAAAAATGAATACTATATGTATTCAGAAAATGGTTTTGGTGGCGAAAAAGGTACTCAACAAAGTGGTACAATGGGTTATAAGATTGCAAAAGATTCAATTGCAAGAATTACATCAGGATTATTAAATGAAAATAATTCTTTAGTTCTTTCTTATTTACATCCTTCGATTAAACCAATGAACCAATTAAGGATGCTCGAAGATGCAACAATCATCTATACTTTAACAAGAGCTCCAGAACGTAGAATTTTCTATATTGATGTTGGTAATCTTCCTAAATCAAAGGCAGAACAATATCTAAGAGATATGATGACTCGTCATAAAAATAAGCTTCAGTATAATTCATCAACTGGTGAAATTACAGATGCTCGTAAGATGATGACAATGACTGAAGATTTTTGGTTCCCACGTCGTGGTGGCGAAAGATCTACTGAAGTTGATACATTACCAGGTGGTGCTTCATCTGCATTAACAACAGATGAAAACATGCAATACTTCCAAAGAAAATTGTATAAAGCGCTTAAAGTTCCTTTATCAAGATTGGAACCAGAAACCATGTATTCCTTTGGTAGGGTCTCTGAAATCACTCGAGATGAGCTTAAATTCACTAAGTTTGTAAAGCGCTTAAGATCACGTTTTTCTGATCTGTTTACCCAAGTTTTGGAGAAACAGTTAGTATTAAAAGGTATAATGCTACCAGAAGAATTTGCTGAGATTAAAAATGTAATCCGTTATGATTTCATTCAAGATAATTACTTTAATGAGTTAAAAGAAGCAGAAATTACACGTGAAAGATTAACAACACTTAGAGAAGTCGAAGAACATGTTGGTACATATTATTCAAGAGATTGGGTACGTAAAAATGTATTAGGTATGTCTGAAGACGAAATTAAGGAAATGGAAAAAGAAATTGACAAAGAAAAGAAAGCTGA